TTGACGGCGAGAACCTCCCGGTCGTTGGCGGAGATGACCTGGAACAGCACCGGGTCCGTCCGCTCGTCGATCTCGTACTCCTTCGGCACCAGACGCACCCACATCTCAACGCAATCGACCATGCCAAAGTCCTTCGAATCCGCGCGAGCGTCGGCGGGAGTGGTGATCTTGCCGCGCTCGTAGGCTGTGCGTGACGTGTTCTCAATTCCCTGCGCACCGGTGATCGAACCACCCGCCGGATACGTGAACCCCGCCGCGCGCGACGCCTTCGACTTGATCCGCTCGATCGCCCCGGGGGAAATGTACATCGGGTCATCCGACGGAAGCAGCGACCGCGACTTCATGTCGTTCCAGCTTTTGATAAACCGGTGCGCGCAGAAACGGCCTTCCTGAAGACGATGAAGCGGGACCAGCGGGTCGACGAAAAATTCGTAGGGAGATACAAGCTCCATTTTGCAGTACGACCCGATGTGAACGGCGTTCTTCTTCCACTGCTTTTCGGTCTCAGGCTCTCCGGTATCTGGGTCAATGGTCTCGTTTCCGTCCTCGTCAAGCTTTGGTACGTCGAGTTCAGTCCACTCGGTATGGATGATGGGGACGTACGAATCGTAACAAATTCCACGATTGTACGTCAGCGCGTTTTCGATCCACATCCAGCCCAGCTGGTACATTCCAGCGGTTTGCTGTTGCGCGTTCCAGTTCAGGAGAAGGTTCATCGCGCGCGCTGCCGACTCGCTCTCAGGTTCGCCGGCATCAACCGAGTGGGGATTGTCGGTAGCGAACAACGTTGATGCGAGGAAGGTGCACATCGTGTGTACATGCGTCGACACGATCGGCAAAATGAACTTGCGCGGATTTCCTTTTGCCAGTTGCGTGTAGTCCTTTCGGGACATCGTCGCAAAACACTGAATCAAGTCATGGGCAAAATCGAAATCTGGAAGATAATAATCGAGCATCGTGCGCCCATGCATAACGTAGTCTTGCACAACCTTTAACAAATCTTTTCGAAATTTTTCGTCCCCCTCCAAGCGTGCTGTAAGTGACGTAGCCATTAAAGCACTACTCCTTCCGTATCCAAAATCTTAGTACCCTTCACAATGTTCTCGATCCGATCTAATGGACGGAGGTTCGTGTAGTGGAAGCACGCCCGCTGCTCGTTGGGATCAAGCAAATTGAACGCATCACACGGCCGGCGGTGGTCGATTGTCCACGCACTTCCGTAGTTCTCCCACGACCATCCGGGCTTAAACTGACTCTCAAGGTACTTCTTCAGATACTCGACTGAACAGCCCACCAAAGTCGGAGTGGACGCAGATTTTCGGATACCTCTCAGTGCCACACGTATTCTGGAACGAAGGCAGTGTTTAAGATGAAATTGGGGATTCGACTCCATTTGCTCAGCCTCGTACTTACGCTGTGCCGCCCTACGGTGAGGAGCTCTCCACGTTTTTGCGGCGCGCTGGTGGGCTAGTAGAGTGTCCCGGTTCTTGCTGCGGTACTCAGCGTTGTACGCTTTTTTTTCAACGCGGTGCTCTTCCCAGTATCGCTTGTTCCATGCGTCGATTCGCTGTTTGTTTTTCTCGACGTACTTCTTGTGCTTTTGGTACTGGCCTTCTCGGTTCGCCTTATTGTAAAGCGACGCGCACATCCTGCACCAGCAGTACAACCCGTCTAAGCTTCGGACGCGTTTGCAGAACTCCCCCAGCCCCTTCGTCTCACCGCAACGCGTACATCGCTTCGTCGGTGGCGAAACGTTCGTGACCGCCTCACCAACTGTGGAGAGCACGTCCATTTACAAATTTGCTTCCGCCGGGCTCACGGAACTGCGGGGCTCCGCGGGGCCGCCCTGCACCGGGCCGCCGGTCTCGGCCGGCTCGTCTTCACCCGACTCACCCGACTCACCCGACTCGCCAGACTCGCCGGATTCACCGGACTCCCCACTCTCTCCGGAGTCTTCCCCACTTCCGTCCGCCACTTCCTTAGCCGGATCGGAACGCAAAAGTTTGATCGTGACTTCCTTTGCGGCAACCTCCGGACCGTAGGACGGACGTCCAACGTTGGTTACTTCGAAGTACATTTTAGAAATACAGTACTCCGTGTCGAGCTTGGCCTTGTCCAGCCCCAGCGCGGTTACCTGTTCGCCGGAGAGCCGGACCGTCGGGTGCTCTACCGAAGTTGTGTCGGCCGGCATAGGCGCCAGTTCCGACGAAGGTGATTTTCGTCCTAGATCGTTCATGGTGATTTCCGTTTTGGAAAGGGTTACCGGTGAAACTTGCCGCGTCAATCGTATTTCTTCAGCTTGTTCAAAGACTCGCGCCGGCGACCGGGGAACTGTTTGTTCTTCGCGGTGATCTTGTCAAACTCCTGCTGAGCCAAACGCAAACAGTTGATCTTAGGGTAGCGCGACGCATCGGCGATGTGATCGGCACCGTTGCACTTTGGCCCCTTGATCGGCTCGCCCGACGTGTACCCAGCCTCCCCATGGAGCGGCCACCGGTACTCGCCCAGGCTGGCTGCGTAGAGATGGGGGCACCACTTCTTGTCGAGGCGGTAGACGAACCGGCCCGCCGGGTCACGCTGTTCCAGAAGCCGGTTGTAGATCGAGATCGTAGTGTCGAGCGACCGGACCCGGGTCTGCCAGTTGAGCACGATCCCCGGGATGCAGGATCGCACCACGTTGACCGAGCTGCCCTTGTCCGTCATCGCTGCACCAGCAGGATCACAATAGTCTAATACTCCGGCACATACAGATCTGTCGTTCCAAAATGGGAACTCCCGCTCCGTGATGTCGTTGACCGCGCGGCACTGACGCTCGGTGTCGCTCATCTCGTTGAAGTACTCGTGCAGGTCCCACCAATACTCGACCGGCACGACGGCTTTCCCGACCTGAAAGTCCAGCTTGAAATAGGCGCTCCACACGTTGGCATGTGTCGAACCGAAGTCCCAGCCGCGGACGAGGTACGCCCCGCTCGGCCAGGGGACATCCTCGAAGGCGTGCCGATCCTCCTGGAACGCGAAGAAAACCGGAGAGCCTTCAAACAGTTCCGCGTATTCTCCAAGCAAATACCGACGCCGATGCGCGGGCTTCATCCGATACTGCGCCTCCAGCTTCGCAATGTATCCGGGCGGCAGGTTCGCCGCGTTCTCCGCAGTCTTGATGTGCCAAAACTGGTACGTCGGATCGCCGGCGACCCGCTTCTCCATCTTGGCAATCCAGTGCCGGGGAGACGGGGGATTCGAATCGAGGATGATCGAGTAGTCGTCGATGTAGGCGCCGTACGCGTTCTTCCAGCGCAGGCAACCGATCGCCAGGTCAAGGTCCTGCTCCTGCAGCAAGTCGGCCTCGACACAGCACATGAGAGAGCACTCGTACCCGCGGAGCTGACCCTCCACTTTGTTCTCATCCTTCAGTCCGCGAAACTCGATGTAACTGCACAGCCGGTCGCCGTCGTTCTCAATCCAGGCGATGATCTGCTGCCGGGTCTTGGGCGGTCCGATCTCGGCCATGAATTCGTTGTAGGCTTTCGCCGCGTCCGCCGACGGGATCCGCACCGTCAGGCCGCCGTTCCATTTTCGGAACAGGCTGATCTCCTCATCCTCCTGCACCCGGTATCCGGCCCGGTCGTAGACCTCGTTGAACGTGCGGACCGACGTGTCTTCGTTGCTGACCTGGGTCTGCCGGACCGCGAGCACCTTGGCCCCGGGGTAGTGCGTGCAATGCCGCACCGCCTCCACCGCACACGCAGTTGTCTTCCCACTGTTGTGGTGTACTATCCCGGAAGCCAGATAGTTACCATGCTCTGGGACAGTTATATCGTAGTAATTGGCTACGCCTTCATTGATTATCTTGACAACTCGTACCCACGTAATTGACTCACTGCATGCCAAAACTAAAGATTCATGACCAGGCTCTCCTACAACGCATGTATTGTGTGGAAAACCGCACATGTGTTGAGATAGCCCCCCTACTCGGATGTAGTGACGCGACGGTTCGGAACACCCTTGTTCGGCTCGGCATCCCAAGGCGGCCGTCCCGGCAGCGCCCCGGGCACAAGGGGAACCACCGTGGGTTACCGGGGAATACGAATGGAAACTGGAAAGGTGGCCGGACGGTGACCCCGCAGGGATACCCAATGATACGAATGCCTGACCATCCGGATGCAAAAACGAACGGGTACCTATTCGAACACCGGTGGGTGATGGAACAAAAGCTCGGCCGTAGACTGCGCCCGTTCGAAGTCGTGCACCATTTGGACGGAAACAAGAAAAACAACTCTCCTGAAAATCTCGAACTGTTTGATTCAAACGGCGCACACATTTCAGAAACCACTGTAGGAAAATTCCACGGATGGTCGGAGTCACGCTACCTGCACATGCTATGCCTGTCCGCAGCGAAATCTGTGCAAGCTTCCGCCAACCATCTCGCGTTAGAAGCTTATGCTCGGAAGTACAAACTATCTGCCGCCCGTCTTCTAAAACTACTCTCCACATCTGAGCGGTTCCTTTTAAGAAAGGCGTTGAAGCCGGCACACCCCGGATACCTTCCAGAGTCATTGAAAGCACATTTACAGGTACCGCAAGTTCTGCCCGCTCTTGAAATGATCGGGTAGTCCCGTCGACGGGGTCGTACAACGGTGTGTCACCGGCGACACATCCTCTACCCCCCAACAGCACTCGTACAAAAGCCTGGCTCTGGTGAAATTCAGATACCGACACCCCGGGTTTGTACCAGTCGTCCACCTCCTGAGTGTGCCGGTCCCGCCAGGAGTTTCGGATTCGGGCTTTCACGGCTCACCCTCGCTTTGAAAGAAGCAGTCGACACTCCCGCAGTTGGGACACGCCGTCGGAGTCGCATCTTTGCGCGGGTCCAGCACCACGTCACGCGTCTGGTCACAGCTGGGGCAGGCCCACTTACCGCAGCGAAAACCCTCGCGTGAACAGTAGGAGTAGGCCTGGGGCCGGTCGCGGAAGAAGAGCGCTGAGCCGTCCGCCGCCATGAAGGGAATCTGGTACATTACAATGCGTCGAAATCAATGGAGTGTCCGCGCTTCGTGTCGGCTTCGACGGCCTCGGTCTCGCCGAGGGTGCCGCCCACAATCGTCACCTCGACCGGTGGGTCCTCGTCGGTAGCTAGTTCGA